AATGGAACTGGTAGCGTAATTGGTGACTTAACTGGTGACTTAACTGGTGGCGTAACTGGCAACGTAACTGGCAATGTTACTGGCAATGTTACTGGTAACTTAACTGGCGATGTGACTGGTGACTTAACTGGTGGCGTAACTGGCGATGTGACTGGTGACTTAACTGGTGGCGTAACTGGCGATGTGACTGGCGACTTAACTGGTGGCGTAACTGGCGATGTGACTGGCGATGTGACTGGTGACTTAACTGGTAGCGTAACTGGCAACGTAACTGGCAACTTAACTGGTGATGTAACTGGCAACTTAACTGGTGATGTAACTGGCGATGTGACTGGTGATGTAACTGGCGACGTGACTGGTGATGTAACTGGCGACGTGACTGGTAACTTAACTGGCGATGTGACTGGCGGTGTGACTGGCGATGTGACTGGTAGCTTAACTGGCAACGTAACTGGCAACGTAACTGGCAACTTAACTGGCAACGTAACTGGCAACGTAACTGGCAACGTAACTGGCAACTTAACTGGCAACGTAACTGGTGGATCATTAGATGTTGACGGAAGAACATATTTAGATCAAACTGACATTGATACAACAGACGGAATCTTTAAAATATCTGGTGCTAATGATGTTGATATTGATTCTAATATGGATATTGACGCTGATGTTGATATTGATGGTAAACTTGATGTTGATAACATTAATATCGATGGTAATACAATATCATCAACAAATACTAATGGCGACATTACCTTAACACCCGACGGAACTGGCAAGGTTAATATTAATAATGATTCTGGCATTACTATAGGTAAACCCATTACAGGTGTGGAAGCAGTAGCACGTGCTACTTGTCTTGAAATATTGGGTCTTTATGCAGGCATTACTTATCATACTGCTTTGAACTCATTATTACAGACCACAGCAGGGTCTACAGGTTTCGATTTTGGAGATCTAGATAATGATGGTGATGTAGATGCAACTGATTCGGTGAAGGCATTGAAAATATTTACTCGGATTACGTCCCCAGGAAATGCCGAATATGATTGGTTCACCGACTATGTAATACCAGCAGTCATAGCAGATTCCGGCACATCAGACCTTTATTACACAGGTTATCCTGGAACAGCCGACGGCAAGAACGTTATGGTTGGTGATGTTTCTTCTATTATAAATGATAACGCTCTGATTATTCGGTCTAAACCAATATCGGATATTGAGCTTGAACCAGGATCGGGTCACACTAAGATTTGGTCAACCCTCTACGTGATGGACGATATTGATGCAGACCAAGATGTCACTGCAGGTGGAGATGTCACTGCAGGTGGAGATGTCACTGCAGGCGGCAATATCTGGGCAGATCGATTAGGACCAAATACAATAAATTCTATAAACTATGATTATGTGTCGACTAGCGGAGAAGGGCAGCCTACAGTCACAACATACGATATGTTTTTTGGACAAGGAAATTCTTTGTCCACATCACCAAAAGCAAAATTGTCTACAACCATAACAACTGATACGAGTAATGTAACCACCTACTCTACCGGATTTCACGTTGACGGTGACATAGTTGCACATTCATCAAGTGCCTCTTCTGATAGAAAATTGAAAGAAAATATTACTCCAGTTGAGAATGCTTTAGATAAGGTTAACCAACTTACTGGTGTCGAGTTTAATTGGAAGAAAGATGGAACTAAGTCTGCGGGTGTAATTGCTCAGGATGTTGAGAAGGTATTACCTCAAGCAGTTAAGACTGTTGAAGATCTAAATACTAAGGAAGAGCATAAAACAGTTAACTACGACTCTTTACATGCATTATTAATTGAATCTATTAAAGAACAAACTTCGATTATTAATGAATTGAAATCTAGAATAGATTCTTTAGAGAATTCTAAATAAATATTACTATAATACATAGAATTCGGGAAATAATATGGCAACAAAAGCAAATATCGTTATTGATCAGGGGACTGATTTTTCTACTGTAATAACTATTAATGATGATGATGATTCTGCAGTGAATTTGACAGGATATTCGGCTAATGCTCATATTCGTAAACATTATTCTTCTTCAACTGCAACAGTACTTGAATGTACCTTTGAAAATAGAGTAAATGGGATATTGAAATTGAGTTTAGGAAGAGGGGTTTCATCGAATATGGAATCTGGACGGTATGTATATGACGTAGAATTGACAGACAGCCAAAATGTTCGTTCTAGATTACTGGAAGGAGTTTTTACAATAACACCTGAAGTCACGAGGGCGTAAAATGTCATTTAAAGTTAAAATGGGCAAGCAGTCGGGGAACTTTAAGGTTAAACTTGGAACTCCAAGCAATGATATCACATTAAAAAATTTTTCTGGAACAAAAAGATTAGATGAACTGTTAGATGTAAATGCAGCAAATTCTAATGCAAATGGCTCAATTTTAATATACGATAGTGTTACTGATACTTATGTTCAGAGGGATATATTTTCATTTGATGATGAGGGAAAGGTTACAATAAGTGGCGGAGAATTTTAAATGAGTTCCCCTATAATACAGATAAAGCGGTCGCAGTCCGCTAACACACCGTCTACATTAGCTAATGGCGAACTTGCATATTCGTATTCGTCAAATAAGCTCTTTATAGGACAAACTAACAATGCAATAGATTCTCCTACAATTGAATATATTGGCGGAAAATTGATTATTGATAAAGTTGCTAATTTAGAATTAATATTATCGGGATCGAGCGGAACCAATATATATGCTGCGAATTTGATAGTTGAAAATATTTTATCTTTTGCCGACTCAAAATATGAAGAAAATGGAATGTTGTATACTAATGGAAACGGTATTGTAGATTTTGTCACTGGAACTAGCGGAACATTGTTACAGATTAATGCAAATGGGACTCCAAAATTTGATGAGTTGAATGGTGGGGTATATTGATAAAATCAAATAAACGCGACATTCATAAATTATATGAAGAATCTTCTTCACAGCAATTGACAGATCTAAATAAAATTATAATTGCTTTAAAAACTAAGATTTCTTATCTCGAACAAGAAATTGAATTTCAGAATAAAATACCTGTGCCTAGAGGTGTAGTCCAACAAATATTGGAAATAGAAGAAAAGAATAAAAAACTTGAAGAACAAATAACGTATTATAAGAAATATGTTCCAGCTCAAATAATTATAAATATGGAAAATAAACATAAACCGACCAGAAAAGGCGGTGTACCGAAATAATAGCAGAGGCACTCTAAGATGGCATCAATAATAAAAATTAAACGCAGTTCAACGACAGGATCGGTCCCGAGCCTAGAACTTGGCGAAATTGCTGTAAACCTTTTTGATAGAAAAATTTATGTAGGTAATGGGGCAGGAGTAACGTCAATGGGGGGCGAAGATTTTCGCCTAACAACCAAAGCCTCTGGTTCTGAGGGAGCATATTTAAAATTAATTGGGGATAGCGTATTATCAACAAATACAGTATTCTTAGAAGCAAGCGAAGGGATCGATATTTCCAGACAGTCAAATGGATCTATTGTTTTCTCAGGCGAAGACGCATCATCGACAAATAAAGGTGTAGCATCGTTTGATTCGGGCGATTTTGTTGCAACTTCAGGCAATATTACTCTTAGTGATAGTGCTACTGGTGCAGTTATCGCTATCGGCGGAACAGCTAATGAAGTTAATGTTGCAAGAACAAATGGAACTGTCACAGTTGGGTTACCTAATGATGTCGATATTACATCATCATTAGATGTTGGAACCAATGCAACAGTTGGAGGAACTTTAGGCGTAACTGGTGCTGCAACTTTGAGTTCTACTCTAGGCGTAACTGGTGCTGCAACACTTTCTAGCACTTTGGCTGTTACTGGTGCCTCAACGCTTACTGGTGATGTTACTGCTCAAGGTGCTTTGAGAGTAAACGGTGATACGATTCTTGATGGAAATTTGAACGTTGAAGGAGCATTAACTTACATTTCAACTTCAACGGTATATGCTGATGATGGAATGTTTAAACTATCAGCAAATAACTCTGCTGATACAGTTGATACTGGAATATATGGGAAGTATATTGATGGTGCTACTGTTAAATATTCTGGGTATTTTCGAGATTCAAGCGATGGAAATTTTAAGTTTTATAAAGAATCGCAAGTTGAACCCACAACTACAGTAAACGTTTCTGCAACAGGATATACTTTAGCTCAACTTGATGCAGTAATTGATGGCGGAAGTTATTGATATATTTATCAGAGCCGCAGTTCTATTATACTAAAATAGTATCTAAAGGTAAAGTTTTTTCTCAAGCTAAATAAAATAAAAGAAGCAATTAAGACCCCTTTATAGGGGTCGCTTCACATTATCAATTGCTTATATAAGCACTGAATGTATAGGAAGTCATAGCTATGGCGTCAGTCGTAAAGATAAAACGTTCTTCTGTATCAGGAAAAGTCCCAACAATTTCTGATATTTCTACAGGCGAACTTGCTCTAAATATTAATGATGGTAAATTATATAGCACGGATGGTCTTCGTGTGTTTGAAGTTGGAGCAAATACATCCTCATTAAAAATCAATGATTCCTACACATTCCCTGTTTCGGACGGTTCAGAAAATCAAGTTTTGACCACCAATGGTCAAGGCGATTTAAGATTTGCTGCTGCTTCTGGTAGTGATAGTGGGGGCGGAGATTTTCCATTTTATAAAAACGATAATCTTGGTGGAAATACTCTAGACGAAATCATTGTAATTAGCGGACTATTTACGTTTGTTAGAAATAATGGCACTATTGATAGCATAATTGTAAAATAAAGGATAGAAGATGGCATCTCCAAATACTCATGTAATTCCGCTTAAAGCGATATATAATGAATCCGGAAACAACGTTATTGCTCTCGGTGAACTGGCTAATGGCGACAAAATTAATGCTGCCTTTGTAAATTTATCATCGTATTATGTTACAAGCCAAGTCGACGGTATTGTGAATGATAGAATTCAAGTCGCTAATGCAACACTATTAATCAGTGATAGATTACAAGTTGCTAATGCTACTCTATTGATTGATGATAGAATGCAAGTTGCTAATGCTAACTTAAAAATAGACGATAGAATTCAAGTCGCTAATGCAACTTTAATGATTGAAAACCGTATGGAAGTATCAAATACTAACATACTGGTTAACGATAGAATGCAAGTTGCAAATACTATAAACCTTGCGAACTCACGTTTAGGGGCAACGGCAGGCATTACATTATCTGGCGATGTATCAGGTTCAGGATCTTTTAGTGCAAATACTGTAACGATAACTGCAACTGTTGCTAATGATTCTCATACGCATGATGGTAGATATTATACAGAATCCGAAGTAGATACGAAACTTAATGATAAAATAGATACTATTAGTGCAATTGCTCGTGATAATGTATTAAAGGCAAATACAGTAAATAGTGTAGAGTTAAATAATAATGGAAATCTGTTAACAGTAAAGTCGAGCGGAATTAATTCGACTGTTACTTATGATTTAGATTCTAGATATTATTCTGAGGCAGAAGTTAACACTTTGTTGTCTAGTAAAATGGACACCTCTAATACATTAGGGTTGTATAATACATTAACTTCAAATACATTATTGCATCTCGCTAATACAAATTCTTGGATCATTTCAACGGATGCAAGAATAGAATCGCAATTAGCTAATACTAACACTTGGAATACTAGAACTGATTTAAATTTAAGTTCGACCAATACTTCGATTAGAGCTCTAATTAGTAATAATGAAGCAAATACGGTAGCTAGATTTGCAAATGTTGATAGTGCAATAATTGATGCAAATACGCGCATAACAGATACATTAACTAACTTAAATGCCACAAATACTTCAATAAGATCAGTTATTAGTGCCTTAGATAATAATACAATATCTGTTGTCAACGCACACGCTTTAGTCAACGCAAGGTTAGGAGCAACATCAAGCGTCACCTTGTCTGGCGATGTATCAGGTTCCGGCTCATTTAGTGCAAATGCTGTATCAATATCAACAACCATTGCTAATGATTCTCATACGCATGATGGTAGATATTATACAGAAACTGAATCTGATAGTAGATTCGTAAATGTTTCTGGCGACACTATGACTGGGGGGTTGACTTTATCAGGCAACCCAACCACAGACAACCACGCATCAAATAAAAAATACGTTGACGATTCAGTTTCGGCTTTAGTAGATTCTGCACCAACAGCACTTGACACATTAAATGAATTAGCTGCTGCATTAGGCGATGATCAAAATTTTGCTGCAACAGTTAATACGAATTTGAGCCAAAAATTGGGTTCATCTGCATCCGTCACCTTGAGTGGCGATGTATCAGGTTCAGGCTCATTTAGTGCAAATGCAGTAGCAATAACGACCACTGTCGCCAATGATTCTCATACGCATGATGGTAGATATTATACAGAATCCGAAACAGACACTAAACTTGCGGATAAAATGTCAGTGGCTAATACAATATCATTAGCTAATTCAAGATTAGGAGCAACAGCAGGCATTACATTATCTGGCGATGTATCAGGCTCCGGAACATTCAGTGCAAACTCAGTTTCAATATCAACAATTATATCTGACCATAGCCATAACCATGTAATATCAAATGTAAATAACTTGCAATCAACGCTTAATACTAAAATGTCAGTGGCTAATACAATATCATTAGCTAATGCAAGGTTAGGAGCAACGGCAGGCATTACATTATCTGGCGATGTGTCGGGTTCTGGTACATTTTCCGGAAATACTGTAACAATAACCGCAACAGTTGCGGACGACAGTCACAACCATGTATTAACAAATGTGGATGGATTAACCAACGCTCTAGACAACAAAGCTCATGTTAGTACATCAATTACAGCTGGGTCAGGGTTAAGTGGCGGAGGAAGTATAGGTTCGGACAGAACTATTAATTTAGATTTGAGTGACTTATCAGTTGTGACTCCTGCTTCTGGAGATTATTTGCCTCTATATGATGTTTCGGGTGCAGTAACTGGGCGTTCAACTATATCGAATGTTGCTATGAATGGTCCGACTGGTCCGACTGGTCCGACTGGTGCAAAAGGCGTTACAGGTCCAACAGGTCCGACTGGCGCAAAAGGTATTACAGGTCCGACAGGTCCGACAGGTGCAACTGGTGCAACTGGTCCGACTGGTCCGACTGGCGCAAAAGGTATTACAGGTGCTAAAGGTCCAACAGGTTCGACAGGTCCAACAGGTCCAACAGGTCCGACTGGCGCAAAAGGGCAGAAAGGTCAGACTGGCGCAACAGGTCCAACAGGTCCAACAGGTCCAACAGGTCCGACTGGCGCAAAAGGTCCGACTGGCGCAAAAGGTATTACAGGTCCGACAGGTGCAACTGGTGCAACTGGTGCAAAAGGGCAGAAAGGGCAGACAGGTCCAACAGGTCCAACAGGTCCAACAGGTCCAACAGGTCCGACGGGTGCTAAAGGTCAAAAAGGCGAAATTGGTGCTAAAGGTCCAACAGGTGCTAAAGGTCCAACAGGTTCGACAGGTCCAACAGGTCCAACAGGTCCAACAGGTCCGACTGGCGCAAAAGGGCAGAAAGGTCAGACTGGCGCAACAGGTCCAACAGGTCCAACAGGTCCAACAGGTCCGACTGGCGCAAAAGGTCCGACTGGCGCAA